AGGAGAACTTGATACAGATAATATTGGAGCGTTCTCCGACCAGAATAGTGCTAACGCTTCTTCCTTCCTCGTAGGCTGCGGTGCTGCTGGTAACTTAGCTACCCTCGGTGTTAAGATGGAAGTTCTAGATGATGGTGGTCTTTGGGTGAATTGTAGTGGGCTTGCTGCGATTGACCAACTGGGAGCATCAGGGGTTGCTAATAAGCAAATTACGGCTTCTGGAACTACTATGCTTAGTACCGAGGTTTCCTACTTGGTTAAAAGCCTTTACCCTGGAGCGGGTTATGTGGCTGGCTCAGTAGCAGACGGCAGTACAAGTGGTGTCTCCTTTGAAGTAGCTAGGAACGGTGGAACAGCTAGTATTGAACAAATTAATGATTTAGGTCAGGCAACTGATCAGTTTAAAGCAGGGCTGCTCTCTGGAGCCTTCCTTGAAGATCTAATTGGAACCACCTTTGATGGTAAGACTTCCGATCTTATTACAGCTAACTTTGCTACTGGAGAATATGACGATACTGTAGCAGTAACTGCTCTTGAAAACTTTACTAAGCCTCTAGACAGTCTAGTTGCTGGATCCCATACTGGAAAACAGGGAGACATTCCTTCGAACTCTACGGCTAACCCTAGATTCTTGAAGCTTGTACAAGGTACTTACAACTTGGCTGGGGGAACTAACGGACAACCCGTTCTCCAAGCCGATGTTAACACTACCGTTATTGGAGAGGTTACAGCGCAAGGTGGAAAGACTGGAATCGAGGCTTTGGATGATCCCGTTCTTAACATCTCGGTTGCCTTAGCTCCAGGAGTCGGAGTGGGTGATTCACAGCAAATTCAGAACGCCCTAATTACTGTGGCTGAAAGAAGTACAGACTTCCTTGCTCTTCTCTCCCCTCCTTTCAATGTAGGTAGAACAGGGGACGCAATAGCATGGAGTAATGGTTTCGATACGAAACGATCCTCAGCGATTAATAGCTCCTATGCTGCTCTCTACTGGCCTTGGTTGAAAGTCTTCCAAGTCTTTGATGGTAAGGACCGTTGGCTTGCACCTGAAATTTATGGTGCCCGTCAGATCGGTGTAACGGATAATGTTTCTGATCCTTGGTTTGCTCCTGCGGGGTTTGTTCGTGGTCGCTTAACGAAGCCAACGGATGTAGAAGTTGTTCTTAACCAAGGTGATCGTGACTCGATGTACTCTGGTGGAAATGTCCTCAACCCAGTTGTGAACTTCCCTCAGAATGGAATTGCTATCTTCGGGCAGCGTACTACTCAGCGTCAACCATCGGCTCTTGACCGAATCAATGTGAGACGCATGATGATCTACATTAAGAAGCAAATCTTGGCTTCAACCCAGAGACTGGTCTTCGAACCCAATGATCCAATTACTTGGCAGAGGGTTACTGATCTTATCAATCCCATGTTAGATGATATTGCAAACCGTAGGGGTATTACACAATTTAAGGCTGTGTGTGACGCTAGTACTAATACTCCCGTGCGAGTTGATCGCAACGAGATGTGGTGCACGGTAATGATCAAACCAACAAAGACAGCCGAAATGGTGGTCTTCGAACTCAACTTAACTAGTCAATCAGCAACCTTTTAATTAGGAGAATTTAACTATGGCAAATTTACTAAATACACCGTATTATAACACAGATAACCCTACGGCAAACAGATCAAACAACTTTGAGGGAGGTTTACCCGTCATCTCAGAGGGTTTGGATTCTGTAAGAGCGTATCAATTTGAGATGCACCTCGTCATCCCAGGTGGGGCTGATGCACCAGGAGGGGTGGGGCCTCCTGCCCCTGGTGGTCACGAAAAATTGACTTTAGCTTGTAAGCAAGTAACCGCAGCGGGCTTTTCCACGGAAGACATTGAAGTTCACCGTGTAAATGATAAGGTTTTCTATCCCGGTAAAGCTTCTCCCGAAGAACTTACTGTGACCTTTGATAACCTTTATCAGCCCCAGATAGCTAATACCTTATGGAATTGGTTCTCTTCAATCTATGATCCAATGAGCGGTAAGTTCAATGCCAACAGCGCCGATAAACCACCTAGGACTGGGTGGAAAGCTCAACGAGCAACCATTGTCTCTTTGGATGCACATGGGCAACCCTTAATGGAAACTCGCCTCTTCGGTGTGTATCCTAAGAGTTGGAAGACTGCTGAGTTTAACTACTCTACCAATGATTTCCACACAATTGAGGTTGTGTTCCGCTATGATTTCATGGAGCATGTCAGCTACACGACTTGATCATCAAGCGGCCTCGTTTCTAAGTAACACAAATTAATCGGATAGAAAGCCCAGCCTAGAATCCTCTGGGTTGGGCTTTCTCTATAATAGACTATGGAATATTACTACGCCCTGTTAGAAAATTATAACCAGTTGAAACGCAGGAAGTTTAAGCTATCCTTGCGTGAGGGTGATGAGGTGGAAGCAGGAGGCGAGGAGGCGAAGAATATCCAAAAGATTGTCTCTACTGCTGGGGAGGCTGATAGTATTGAGACAGCAGCGGGACCTTTTCCGGGAACCGAGATCCGTTTATATAAAACTAAGACTGGTTCCATTATGGCTGGGGATACAGTTAACAAAGGTTCTACTAACCAAGTTCAATGGGTTGCCATCGTAGATGCGGACGGTCAGAGGGGTAAACAGCCGACCGCTAATAAATACTGGGGTATTATGTTTGGTGGGGAGGAGGCTAAACCCTTTAAGAAAAAAGGTGCCCCGGAAACTCCTCCGGGAGATGCGGGTGGGGGTTCTGAGGAGACGGACGAATTCACCCCAGAAGAAGAGACCTTAGCTATTGCAGAGAAGCTTCAAGGTCTTATAAATGGGGACGAGGAGAAGGATGGTCTTTTAACTAAAGATGAAGATGGTAATATTGCTGATGAGCAACCGTTTTTTCCCGGCTACATTCCTAACCAACAACACAGTAGACTTCAAAAAATTATTAATTCTATTTTTAAGAAGGGGAAAGAGGAAGAGCAAGGATTAGGGGTAACGGGTGCTGCTGCTGAGAACCCTACCATTGTAGATAAGTTATATAACTCACCTGATATAGACCCTGAAAAGGCTTTAACGGCTCTAAAATCTTACGCTAAAGCTACCGAGACAATCTCTTCACTAAGGGGTTGGGACGGTAAAGGAGATCTTCCTAAAGAAATAACCGCTAAAGCCTTAGGAGAGTTATCAGACAGTATTAAAGTAACTCCTAATGGAGTAACCTTCGACGGCATTTATATGTCTTATAGACAGAATGCTAACAGAACTAATGATATTGCTACTAACATGGCAGAGCAAATTGCTAAAGCCATTGACCATCATAATAAAAACTGCCCAGATAAAGATAGTGAGGGCTACACTGCATGTTATATTAAACCTATTAAAGCTCCTAAGGTTTCCGAAGGAAAGGATATTAACTTCGCTAGAAGAGGAACCTTGGTTGAACATGCTGCCGTTCTAGCCGACTTGAGTTTGATGGCAGACATGGAGAACTGTGAAGGGGATACTAGATCAGGACCAGCAAAAGGTAGAATGGATTGTGATGAAGTAGTAGCTTTAGCAGACGCTAAGATCGCAGAAATCCTAGCTGATAAAACTACAGCGGAGGAAGCTAGAAAAATGTTTGCAAAAGGTTTGTGTGCTATGGGTCAACAATGTTTGGTAGACATTGATTCCGACTTAGGAGATGCAAAGATGACAGAGCTTGCTATAAAATATTTGACTTCTGACCCCCCTAATGGAGAGGGTTGGACAGAGGAACAAGCTGCTTTTGTATTATCTAGAGTGACACAACCAGATCAGGATGGAACAAAAGCTTTGGTTATTCTCGTTGCCTCCACCCGAGGATTCGGTAAGGTATATGGTAGCTTAGACATAGTTGATTCCACAGTTGAAGGAAAGGTTGGCTCAGATCTTCCCGGTCAAAAGACTGATAATAAAAAGATTGCTACTAAAAAGAGTGCCGCAAAATGGACAGCGGAGATGAAGGAGAATGAGAAGGGCACTCCAGCGGAAGCTTTAGAGAAGCTTTCTGAATGTACAGGAGAGGGGATGGGATGGGACAACTTAGCTCGACCCGTAGATCCCGAAGTAAGCGAAGCAGCCGAAGAAGGAGAAGATACCTCTGACGATAATGTTCAGATTGATGTTGAGATTAAAACTCATACTAATATTCGCTCAGGAAGAACTAAGATGGGGGAAGGCCTGAGTTCTGCTATGTCTAAGGAATGTGATAGGGATAGTGAAGTGGAGAAGGAAAAGGATAAGGAGTTAGCCGATGCTGCGGCTGGGGGTGATGAAGAAGCAATCGCTAAAGTGGAAAGGCGCAAGATGGAAAGAGATTTTTATGAGGCTAATGATAGACGCTTAGATGCTTGTTCTAAAGCTCACGAAGAAGCACTAGGAGAAGCACCTTGGGGTAAGCATACGGAGGGGGATAAGAAGGGAGAAGCAAAGACAATGAAGGAGGCTGCATGTGAAATGCAAGGCAAATTAGATGCGAGACTTGCTGTAACTCATGGGTTATTGAGCGGAAGCAAACCTTCAGACCCCGATGGTCTGCTTATTGAGGATTCTGGGCAAGCTATTATTACAAGCTGGTTAAGGGCAAGAGGTGGGGACGCAGCGAATACAAAAAATCAAGAGAGGGGTAAGGCTGCTAACCGTGCGTTAGCTGCTCTCCAAGGTAATGGTACTCCCAATCCTAAAGATCAAGAAGAATTAGATAAAGTTAAGGAAGATATTGAGATAGCCGAGTTGTCACGGTTGTTGGGGGAGGGTAGAGAGGCTGCGAACTTCGACCCAGAGAATCCAGAATATGATAAGTCTAAGCCTATGTCTGCTGAAGCTAAAGCCTATCTTTTGTTTAGAATGAGTAGGGACGGGGGCTCTCTTCATGAGTGTGCAAAGGATGTGCGAGGAATGGGAACAGAAGAGGTAGAGGCTGGAAAAGAAAAGCAAGAAGAGAAACTAGGAGGAGTGGAGCAGGTTATGGGGTGTATTAATGCTGGTATCTACGGTATGATTGCGGGAGTTATGGGTGGTGACCTTTCTTTAGAAGGTGGAATTTCAGGAGGAGGACAACGAACAGCTTCTTGGTCAATTAGAGATGGTAAGAAACCTTTAGGAGGTGTTTCGTTTGAAAGAAAACCATCAGGTGTAACTGCTGTTACCACAGTAGGGATGGCCGCTTTGAGTGATACTAGTGCTGTTCGAGAACGAAATCGAGATGTGCATAGTAAAGAAGAGGATCTTCTCACACAGTTCCTCCAAGGACAACAAGCTCTCTTAGAAAAACTTATAGATCAAACCACATAGAGTCCCAGCACTTTAGGAGTTCCTCAAATAGATAGACCCTATAGTGTTTTCCGTTATGGATTTCTATGTACTTAATATCCTCTGTTACTGCTACTGATTGTGGGATAATAGCTAGTGCTGGCTGTCTATCCTGTTTAAAGATCACCAGGGGTATCCTTGAACATTTTCCTGAATCTTTTTCAGATTGTTCTATAAATTTCCATAAATCTGAGCTATGATTATATAAACTATAAAGGTTTAAATGCTTGTATCCTTTCTTACATTCAATACAAAATCTAAATTTATTAGGGGTTATCAAGTCTCCATAAATCTTTAAGTGATCTGGGACTGTATGGGTGGAGGCGAACGCGCCAGATCCTGGACTTCTCGAAAATTCTGTGGTCTTGAATCTATCATTGAGTAGCTTTGCTATCTGTCGTTCGAAGGTGTTACCTTTGGTTCGGCTGTTCTTCCTCTTAGGTTTTTTGCGAAGTTCATTTAAATCGTAATTATCTTCCATGAATATCTCCTTTGTACTATAATAGGCTAATCGGACATGAATGCAGAAAACAAGATAACATTTAACCCAGAAGGGTGGAATATTAAAACCGAGTATCGGAGTAAGAATAGAATGAAGTTTCAATTAAAACTAAACCAAGAAGAGGCAGAAGCATTTAAGAATTTTGCTAGTAATGTAAAACCTGATGAGATCACCATGAGCGACTTTGTTCGTTCCATTTTCTTTAATGGGGTTCGCTCTCTAGAAGAACAACTAACTACCAACCTTGTTAAACACATGGAGGATCACCGAGAAGAGTATGAAGCTTCTGGGTTCACCTTTGATACATCAGGGAACCTGATAGGTGTTGACGAGGCTCAGGCCAGCGGCTCTATTGAAGTAGTAGAGTAATGTACAGCCCTATTTTTCTCAAAACTGAGAATGAGCTTAATAAAATTATTAAGCGTCAAAAGAAAACCAAGCAAGATCTTGGTATCTTATATGTCTCCCTGTGGGATGCTCATTCCAAGACCTTGGTAGACGATATCAAGCAGAAGCTCTCTCACCCAGACCCTAATAAAAGGGCAAAGCCTCTGTTCATTGTGGATAGTTTCACTATGCCTCATGCGTTTGTAATTTTTAAAACTACAAAGCTACCTCATTTGGTTCTTCTTAAGAGGGGGGGTGTGGAATCAGAGGATTACTTATCTAAGATATATCACGAACTAGGTTTGTGATTTCCTTTTAGCTCTTGGTATTCAGTAAGCTTTATTTCGTACTTTTTGTTCTTAGTGTAAAGGAGTTTCAGATTATTCACTATTACAGTAGTGAAGTAATTAAATGCGCTCCCTTTAGAGGGTTGGAAATTCTTGAGGGTTTTGAGAATTAATAAAAAACACTCTTGCTTTGCATCTTCTTTGTCTATATTAAACTTGAACGATTCTAATATGTTAGTGATTAACAGATCAAATAGTTCCATCAACTCATCTTCGTATTCTTTCGGGGTACTAAGATAGAGGGGGATAATTTCTTCAAACCTTTTGTTGTTTATGTAATGCACCTTTTTCCCCATACCCTATAATAGACTAATGCGTGAACTGGATAACATGTATGCAGGACTTAAACCTAGTTGTCCCAATGCTTTATGTGAGGGTTGCACAATTCTGACAGAAAGTAAGCCTGAACATGCTTACATGGACTACGACCTTTTAACAGAGGGGCCAGTCCTTTTTTTATCAGATTCTTTCCGTTATAAGTATGGGAAGCTAGAAGTATTTTCCAAACGAGAACGAGAACTAATTGAGGATTTGTACCCAGAGAAGGTACAGTTTTCTTCGGCTGTAAAGTGTCCCTCTGTTAAAGAGGGTGATATGGTTCCAAACAATATGAAGCTGTGTCGAGAACATCTTGATGCTACAGTTGATAAGGTAAAGCCTCGTCTTATTTATGTTTGTGGTAACTTGGCTATGAAAATGCTTATTAAGAAGAGCGGCATTATGAATAAAAGAGGAGGCTCTTATGAATATAGAACTAATTCTGGGCACAGTTGTATCGTTGTGCCTATTTATCATCCTTATGCTGTACTAAAAGAGCCTCGACACAGGTACTTGTTCGAAACAGACATTAAAAATGCTTATGAAAAATATGTACTTGGCAAAAAGGCTACTGGGAACTTTACCTATGAAGTCCTCTCGGAAATCGAAGATGTGGAAGTACTGGGGGCGCTACTACTTGATACAAAGGAAACTCTCGCAGTAGATATTGAAACCACTGGTCTGAACTTTAGGACTGATAACATTCAAACGATTGCTATTGCTTCTAAGGCTCAGACTTGGGTTGTTCCTCTTGACCATAAGGATAGCCCTTTTAAAAAGGGAGAACCCCACTATGCTAAGGTGTGGGTAATCCTTCGCCGCATTTTAGAGAACCCAAAGAATAAGAAGGTATTTCACAATGCAAAGTTTGATGTGAAGTTCCTCATTAATTATGGCATCGAGCCTATTAATATTTGGGATACTAAGATCATGCACCACTTCATTAACGAGACGGCACCTAAGAGTCTCATGGATCTGGTCAAGCTATACTTTTCTGATGAGTTGGAAAATCTCTAATGCTAACAATTAAGAACCCTAAGACTTTCGACTGGGCAAACATGGCTTTGTCGGACTGCTGCGAAGGGAATGCAGCAGACTCCTACTTTACTCTTAAGCTATTCAATCTGATTGAAGAGAAGATTAGAGAGCTAGGGGTGGATAAGCTTCTCACTAAGTTAATCATGCCCTCGTTGTCTGCCTTCTCCCAGATGGAGTATGAAGGGATGCAGGTTAGCGAGTCTAAGTTATTGGAAGTGGGCCGTCAGTTGCGAGTAGCCAATATTGATGAGGAGGACGAGTTATACAGTTTCGACCAAGTTAAAACTTCCGACAATTTTTCTTCAAATCTAGACTTGATCGAGATACTATATACAAGGGAAGGTTCTTTCGAGTTGTACCCTCCTGACCGCACGGGGAAAGGTTCCCCCTCGGTAGCTGCCCCAACTCTTAAGTTACTATTAGAATACATAGAAGAGGAGTTAAAAAAGCGTGGGTAAGTGGGATTATAGAGAGGAAGGAAAGCGCATTAGCCAGTCTGTCCTCCAAGAGAAAACAACTGAAGAGCTAAGAATTTCGCAAAGCTTTATTAAGAGCTTACTGGGCTTGCGTAAGTCTCAGAAGTTAGAGAAGACCTATATCGTAGGTACTTCTAAAGCTATCAAGTATAATGAAACCTCTAAGGTGTTTGTAGATTATAGGTTTGATGGGACTGCAACGGGAAGACTATCTTGTGCTGCTTATACTGCTAAGAAACCTATGGGGGTTTCATTCCATACGCTTCCACGGAATAAAGAAAATAATATCCGTAGCCTATTCATCGCTCCTAAGGATTACTACTTCCTAACGGCAGACTATGCAGCGATGGAGTTGAGGGTTCTATCCCACATTGCTAAAGATGGCAATATGCAAACAGCCTTCATCAACGGTGAAGACCTTCACACTTATACTGCAAGGATGCTGTTCAACAAGCCTGAGATTACTAAAGAGGAACGACAGATTGCAAAGGCCGTGTCTTTCTTAATTGCATATGGTGGGGGTCCCTTTAATCTGGCTGAAACCACGGGTATTAGTATGGGTAGAGCTAAGAAGATTATTTCTAACTATCAGAAGGTTTACCCAGCAATCTTTGAGTACATGAAGTTCGTGGAGAAGTTTATCAAGAGAAATCAGTATGCTTATACCATATTTGGAAGGCGTAGAAACCTCCCAGACATTGCTTCTAAGGATTACTCTGTAATAAACCGCGCAGCCCGTCAGGGGCTTAACTTCACCATCCAGTCCACCGCATCAGATATACTCTTGTGTGGTCTCCTAGGGACACACAGGAGGCTTATAAAGGAGTCTGTAAATGCTCGCCCAGTTGCTACTGTTCATGACAGTATAGAACTTATTTGTCACAAGGACCACATCTCCAAGTGTTTGGAGATTGTTTACGATGAATTGGTAAACTATCCTTTTATTAAAGAACACTTTAATATCCATTTCGATGTTCCTCTTAAGATTGATGCTGAGGTAGGCTTTTCCTTTGGAGATGGTATCGAGGTAGACTTTAAAGAGGGTAAACCACAGAACCTTCAAGAGATTAAAGAGTATATGAATGCTTAAAAATTATGACTGACAACGAATTATGAAAAAACACTCCCAGAGAAACAACCCTAAACTACTAGGGCTCCTAATACGCCTTAGAAGCTATCTAAAAGAGGCAAGAAGTAAACGAGAGTATATACTGAACCGCTTTAAAAACTTTATACAAAAGCGTTCTAAGCCCCGTAAAAAACCAACCCCTTCAGGTGAGTTCACCTTGGAGATTAGTGTAAATAAAGAATCTACTCAAATAAAGTCCCGCGATTTTTTCCAATCAGAAAAAGGCGTATCAGTAGCCACCTTTAAGAATCTCCAATTAATTCGCACAGAGTCCTTTAATAAGGTTCATTTATTTATTATAAATGCCTTTGAAGATGTTGGAGTAATCTCTGACATAAAGATTGTTGTTTCAAACAATGGGAAAATTATTAAAACCCATAACAACGGAACGCTGTTTCCAGGCCAAGCTTGGATAATGGATATTAATCCAGAAGCAAAATATTTCTATAACAATCTCAGTAAGTATCTGGTGCCTAGTGGGCCTTCTCCCGAGGAAACTTCCAAGTTTATTAAAAGCTGGATAAGCAAACCAATAGAAAAGAGGATAAACTTCCGCAAGATTAAATCAGGGCCAGTTTATATCTATGGACCCTCTGATGCGAATTTCCCTGGAGGAGAAGGTATTTATCCAAATCTTTATTGGGCACACTCTCAAGATGGAGTATCAGCGGCTGCGGATATCCTTTTAGGCTGGGCAAATAGAATGATGATTTTTAAGATCAGCCCTAAAGTAACTAATTTTATAACCCCTTGGACATCTGGAGACCTGTTTAAAGGGCATGATAGTAGCAGAGCTATAGAAACAGAAGGCTTTACTAAAGTAAAAAAAGATAGCCCTAAAAATCAGCCCAGAATTGATGGCTCTTACAAAATGTTGGATCACCAGCATTTAGGCAGGATCAGCCATCCTGCATACTTCTTAGCTAAACAAGGATATAAATTTGCTGAGATAATTTTGGAATTTATTGCTAATGATGTTAGCTTGCGTTGGACTACAGCAAACACTAAAGGAGGATCTCCTAATTATGCTTGGTGGACTTGCTATAATTTACTTGAATCTTATCCAAAAAAGAAGGGATGTGAAATTACAGGTAGGGCCTATGGACAAGCTATGATGGCATTAGCATATGCTATTGACATTTTACCTAAAAAAAGAAGTGAGCAATATTATAAGAATCTCAGTCTTATGGTCGATACTGCTCACTCTGTATTTGATTATGATAATAAAGCTCTACTAAAACTTAAACATATAGATCCAGTATTCAATACAGAATCTTACGAATGGGAGAAGAAGTTTCGAACTCTTGAACACAGTATACCTATAGGTCAACACCCTGATATCCAACCCCAATTTGAAGAAGGTATACTATTTTGGGGATTAGAGCTTACTAAATTAGTTTTTAATAGAAGGGCTTTAGTAGAATCTTCAGAAGCAAGCATAGAAAAAATGCAACAGGATATTCAAGATTCATTTATGACCCATAATGCCACTTTGCGGGTAATGCCTAATAGTAAGTTCTTTCAGAGTAGTAAGTCTCCTTCTACTTGGTCTGGGTTAGTAATAGGAAGCTTGGCAGTAGAAGGCGTGATTTATAATACTTTAAAACAATATCCTTTCTCCAACCCGTTTACTTCTTATCGCTATAATGTTAGTGAGATAAAGTATATGCTATGAAAATTAAATGTTTAGATCACGGCTCCGTCGAATTGATGAACGCTACCGTCGATGGGGATTTGTTGGTAGTAAACGCAGCACGATGCTCCTTTGATAAAGAACAGGAGGCTTTTGATGAATGTAAGGATAACCAACTTATTAAATACTTGGCGAAGCATGACCATGTTCTCCCGTTTCGCCACCCTGTATGCACTTTACGCATTCTTGCTCCTATTTTTGTATTGCGCCAGCTTGGCAAACATCAAGTAGGTTTTTCTTGGAGCGAGATTTCTAGGAGGTATATAACAACCTCCCCGCAGTTCCATAGCCCAGAGGAGTGGAGAAAGAGTGCGGATAATGTTAAACAAGGTAGTTCAGAAGAGATATTGGACCCAGACATTTATGCTAAAGATGACTATGATACAACCTGCAACCTCGCCCATACTACTTATGAGGAATTGTTAGATGCTGGGGTTTGTCCTGAGCAAGCTCGCATGGTTCTACCTCAGTCTATGTTTACTACTACTGTTACCACAGGGTCGTTGCTGGGGTGGTTCCATATGTATAGACTCCGAACAGAGGGACATACGCAGAAAGAAACTCAAGAATATGCCAAAGCAATCGGAGAAGTGATGGTTGACCTCTTTCCTATTAGCTGGGAAGCTTTATGCGAACACTCCTTATAACAGATCTTCATTTAAATTCTAAAGTTCCTGGGCTTCTAAATTCTCAAGTACAGGCTATATTAAAAATTTATCACGACGAATCTCCTGACGAGGTTATTATAATGGGGGATGTGTTTATGTATCGCAAACCTTCCCCGAGTTCTCTCTTAGGGTTTAAAGAGATTATGAATGGTATGGATAGCTGCGATGTAGTTGTTCTCCGAGGTAATCATGACAGTGAAACTAAAGCTGACGATGGTGTTACTGCTCTGAGTTTATATCAAAAGCCTAGAGTAAAAATTATTACACAAACACATACAGATACAGAAAAGGGGCGGGTATACATCCCGCATTATGAAAATGAAAAAACTATTATCAATGCTTTGGAAATGGTTCCTAAGGATTTTACGGTATTCGGCCACTTTGGTTACTCTGGTTGCCTTAATTCCGCTGGGGACGCTGACTTTGGCATCTCTCTTTCTAACTTCACTACTCCTACTTTCTTGGGGCACATTCATGGTTTTCGTGAGGGACAAGGAGGACTTCGAAAGCCTCACCCAAGAGTAGTTTGTTTAGGCACTCCTTATACTACCAATTATGGGGAGGCATTCAAGGATAACTTCTACGCTATTCTGGATGATGGGGGTCCGAGAACAACTAAGAATACAGGGTGGTTTGACCACAAAGGCAACACCTATATTACTGAGTATAAACAACCCACCTCTGGTCCTCGTCACCTGATCTACCCAGCGAGTGAGATAGAGAGCAACTTAGAGATTATTAATGACCCCAATTACTTTACCTTTCTTAGAGTAATGGTTGGCGCAGATCATTATCCAATCCCTCATGACAAGATCAAGGTATCTTACTTAGATGTTAAATATGTCCCTATCTTTAACGAGGAAGATGTGTCTAATTATACTCCCGAAAGGGGTCTTTTCTCTATTAATGAGGTAATCATTAATGATTATGTTAAAGCCGCTAACTCTGTGTTGCCTACGGAAACTTTAATGGAAGGCTATAGGTTACTCAAAGATGAAGATTAGTAAAATAAAAATAAAAAATTTTTATTCATTCAAAGAAGCCTCCCTCGATTTTTCAGACTATAGAGGTCTTACATTAATTAAGGGAAAAAATAAAGATACAGGGGGTTCCAATGGTTCTGGGAAGAGTGCGCTGGTTGAGGCTTTGTTCTTCGCCCTTACAGGCAAGACTATTAGAAAGAGTACAGAGGATAGCTTGGTCAATAACCAAGCCAAGAAGAAATGTGAAATAACCCTAAATCTTACTCATAATAATGAGGAAGTGGTGATTACCCGCCAGAAGAAGCCCACTAAGTTAAGTTTTTTAGTAGGAGAGGAGGATAGAACTCAAGATACAGTTGCTACTACGCAAGCGGCAATTGATTCCTTCCTTAATATTAATCATAAGGTTCTTCTAGCTTCTATGTTCTTCGGCCAGTCTAATGAGGTTAATTTCCTAGACTGCTCGGCTGATGATAAGAGAACGATCATTAGAAATTTTCTGAATTTGGATGATATATTTGATATGCGAGATAAGATTAGAACTGTTAAGTCTACATTTTATCAAGGTATTAAAGAAAAAGCTGCGGTAATCTTAGAGCATCAAAAGACTATTGTTACTTTAGATAATAAGATTGGGGAAGTAGAGAAAGGAAAGAAGGCATTCTCAACTTACGATGAGTATACCCTAAGCCTGTCGCTGGAGGATATCCTAGACGGGGAGAAGGAGGAGAGAGACTTAAACTTTAAGCTCTCTGCTAATCGTAAGGAGATTGATGCGTTAGAGGACAGGCTGGATGATGTGAAAAGGCATCTCCAGCACCCTAACTCTGTGAGGGTATGTCCTCATTGTAGTGCAAAGTCTGAGAAGAAACACGATGTAGATTCTCTTAAAATAGAGCAGAGGATGATCGAGCGGAATGTAAAAGAGTATAAGAGGTCCAACCAAATGCTAGAACTTTCCCGCAGGACTCCACCTATCACTTCTAAAGAATTCGTGAATGTTTTAGAGTATAAAGATCTGTGTAGAGATGAGACTAACTACGGTGATATGAAAAAAGAACTCCTCACCTCTATAGCAGAAGCAGAAAAGATAAAGAATTCAAACAAGACTTGGTATGAGGTGATGAGGTTCTGGGAGAAGGCTTTCTCAGAGCAGGGAGTTATTAAATATATTATTTCTAACATCTTAGACTGTTTTAACGAACGGTGTAATTATTACCTCTCATACTTAACAAACTCTAAATATTTTGTAGAATTTGATCAAGAATTGAATGAAAAAATTGAGACAGACGGAAGACTTGTTCAGTATATATCCTTGTCTGGAGGGGAAAAACGGAAGATCAATCTTGCTATAATGCTTGGCTTGAAAGATCTTTTGCTTCTTACAGATAAGTCTCATGTAGATTTATTGTTCTTTGACGAGGTAGCAGAGAACATTGACGAAGAAGGGGTCTTTGGACTTCACCAACTATTTCAAGAAATTAAGAAAAACAAAACTATTTTTGTTATCACTCATAATAAGTATTTGAAGACTCTACTGGATTCTTCTCCTAGACTCTCTATTATAAAAAACAAAGGACTATCAACGATAAAGGCTTAACATGGCAATGACTACACTCAATACTTTAGGGCAGGAAATTTTTGAAACTCGCTATGCCTACCCTGGCGAGACAAAGTGGAGCGAACGGGCGAAAGTGCTTGCTAAAACCGTAGCTTCTGCTGAACGAGATGAAGATAAAGAAAAGGTGGAGAAATCTTTTTACGAGACGGTTGGATCCGGTGATTTTATTCCTGGAGGTCGCATTATCTTTGGTGCTGGTAGAAATCGTGGGCATCATAATCTTCTTAATTGTTATGTTATTGTCCCTGAAGATAATGTAGACTCTATTGGTAAGACTATACAGGATATGTATAAAATCTCCTGTGCTGGTGGGGGTGTAGGTTTTAATGTCTCTAAGATTCGTCCTAAGGGAGATCACATTGGTAGTGTAACACATTCCGCTCCTGGAGCAGTCTCTGTATTGCAAATGATTAATGAGGTAGGTGAACATGTACGAGCGGGAAAGAACAGGCGCACGGCTCTTATGGGCATTCTTAATGTCACTCATCCTGATTTGCTTGAGTTCCTTAGTGTCAAGCTTGACCAGGGGCAGTTAAATAACTTTAACATCTCTGTTGCTATTACAGATCGTTTTCTAGAAGCAGTTGAGCTTGGAGAACCTTGGCATTTTACTTTCAATAACAAAGAGTATCACTCCTATGAGATTAGTAGATTCTCCCAAGAAAAAGTTGGGGAGATTATTAGTGTTTTAGGGGTAGATGAAGAAGATGTTCTTGCTAGAGCCGAGAATTTTCATAAGGAAAGATGGGATGATACTTTTGAAATAGTTCGACAAAAGGATATGAAAGCTAGAGAGTTGTGGGATATTATCTGGAAGAACTCTGTAGAGTCTGGTGATCCCGGCATATATAATATTGATCTGGCGAACAAGTATACTAATGTTTCTTACTTTGAAAAATTGGATTCAACAAATCCTTGTGGCGAGATATCTTTACCCTCATACGGAAACTGTTGCTTAGGTAATGTTAATCTTAGTAATATGGTACTTGATAATGGTAGGGGTGTCGATTGGAAACGCTTGGCAAGGACTGTCCGTATTGGAGTTAGGTTCCTAGATAATGTTCTTACTATTAATAGCTTCCCTACCGACGAGTGCAAGACTGTAGCAGATCGTTCTAGGCGTATTGGCCTTGGAGTAACGGGGCTGCATTATATGTTAATCAAGTTAGGACTTCCTTATGGCAATGAAAAGTGTTTAGAGTTTCTAGAAAGACTATTTGCTACTATCCGTGATGAGTCTTATAAACAGTCTGTTTATTTGGCTAGAGATAAGACTCCTTTTGCGGAGTTTGATTCTAAGAGATACTTGAATGAAGAATATGCGAAGACGCTCCCCGCACGAATTAGAATGCTTATCAAAAGACACGGTATCCGAAATGCTGTTATGCTCACTATTCCCCCTTGTGGTACTATCAGTATGCTTCACGGGGTTTCTTCAGGTATTGAGCCTATTTTTGCTGCTATGTATAATCGCCGCTGGCGTAGTAATAATATTTGGAAAGAGCAGCTAGTAGTAGACCCTTTATTTCAGCAATACTATGACGAAAAGAAAAACTTAAAGCCGTTTGTAGGAGCTTATGATGTGGCCCCAGAAGATCATATTAAGGTACAGGCTACGATTCAGAAATATATTGACTCCTGTATATCAAAAACAATTAATCTTCCAGCCACCGCAACCCCTGAAGAGTTTTCTCAGGCAGCTTTGGATTATGCTCCGTACCTTAAAGGTCTTACAGTTTATAGAGCGGGTGCTAAGGAGGGGGAACCCTTAGCTGCTATCCCCTTTACCGAAGAAAATATTCAGAAGTATATGAAAAAGGAACACGAAGTAAAAGTAGAAACGGGTGAGGCGTGTTCCTTGGTTGGGGGAGAGTGTGGAGCATGAAAATATATGAGTATGCATGTACCACTTGCAAAGTGTCATGGGAAAAAGAGTATAAGTTTGGGAGCCCAGCAAAAAAAACTAAATGTCCTCACTGTGGGGATAGGTGTGGACAAAATTGGTTAAATAGAGAAGCTCCTCCTGTTCACTTTAAAGGAGCAGGATGGACTGAGACTACAGGATATAATAAGCAGGGGGGTTCTGACGAAATTAATAAAAAGCTCCAAGACAAATGCTCAGAGCGTATGGGGTCTGGATGGCAGCACTATGCTAAGTATGAGCCCTCAAAAGGGTATATTAAAGCTGCCAAAGCGAGACGATTAAGTGATAACGAGGTTAAAAGAGGTTTAGATGCTTCCAAGAAATTGAGCAGCCAAGTCTATGATAAGGCAGGAATGGATCCAAGTAAAAAAATTAAACCACAGTAGCTGAGGAGCCACATGTACGAATTTAGCGAAAATATTCAAAGGGGAATGTTATACCTCCTCAAATCAGATTCAGATTTTTATCTACAAATTGTCAATCTAGTTAAGCCTGATTATTTTGAGTTTCCCACACATGGAAGGATTTTTTCTGTAGTCCGAGATCATTACGAGAAGTATAAGAAGCTCCCTACTGATGATTTCATTGAGCAGGAGATTAGGTCTACCAAGTCGGAAAAAGAATCTCTACATGACTTCACAGATGAGCTTCAATATATCAACAAGTTAGACACCTCTGCTTTGGATGCAGATGAGTACTACCTTGACCTAATTGAAACCTTTGCCAAGCGTGAGGCTATGAAGGCTGCAATTAAGCAGTCCCTAGTTCTCATTAAGGAGGACAGGGTGGAGGAGACAGAAGAACTTGTAAGAAAGGCTTTGTTGGTCAGTCGCACAGTCGATATTGGACAGACTTATTTTTCTAATTTTAAGGATAGATGGGAGCGTACTCATAATTCTGAGCAACAGGACAAGTATAAGACTTTACTCCCTATGTTGAACCAATCCCTTGAGGGGGGTTTGGGTGAGAAAGAGCTTGCAATGGTTATTGCCCCTCCAGGGGTAGGGAAATCCCTATGGCTTGTCAACCAAGCAGTTCAAAGTATGCTTGAGGGACGCAAGGTGCTATATGTGTCGCTGGAAATGTCAGAGGACAAGATCGCACAGAGGTTCGACTCCGTGATGACCTTAATCCCTCAGACCCAACTAAAAGATCCTGCCGCCCAGCTTAAAGTTGACGAAAGGCTAAGTATTTTCCAAACCAACTTTCCTGATAGTCAGCTTATGATTAAGGAGTTCCCTTGTGGGACTGTTACTGTGAATGGTCTGAGAGCCCTTCTGGTGCAACTAAGAAACTATGAGGAGTTCTCACCTGAGGTAATCATTATCGACTATCTGGAGCTTCTCAGGCCCACTAGAGACGGACAGCCTGAGTATCAGGCTCAACAGAGGATCGCAGAGGAACTTCGGGGATTAGCTATGGAGGAAAAGGTTCTTCTATGGACAGCAACTCAAACCAACAGGATGGGAAGGGCTGTGAAGATTATTACCGATACTGAGTTAGGTGACTCCTATGGTAAGATTAGAACCTGTGATTTCGCTATCTCTCTTAATCAAAGTGAGGAAGAGTTTGATGCAGGAAGAATGAGGGCTTATGTGGTTAAGTCTAGAAATGGTAGACCTCGGTTTACTGTCCCAATGACAATAGATTACAATATTTTAAGAATGGCAGAGGGTGAGTATGACAACGAGGAAGAATAGGTTACTAGATAAGTTGCCGAAAGAGTTTGATGTGGGTTGGACAAAGTTTGAGTTTAAGCTTAAAAAGAATCTTTACTCTGACGAGTCTAAGTGCTTTGGTGTCACCGACTTCAATGAGCTTACGATAACTTTAGAGGATTCAATGTCGGATAAGATAGCACATCCGACTATTATACATGAGGTGTGTCATGCAATGATGGAAACCTTTGGATTGGGAGGAGATCATGATAAAGATGAAGATGTCTTGACTAACTCCAACGAGTATATTACGGAAGCCTCTTGTAGATGCTTTCTAATGTTTAAGAACTTAAACTCGGAATTATGGAAAATACTTTTTGAGGAATATTATGAATAAAGCGACCGATTTACTAGAAGCGTTGGAAGACCTAACTTGGGAAAATTATGTGGATATCGCAGATGCGGCAACGCAGTTTGATAAGCACAGTATTGACTCTGAGATGGCTAAACAGGCTTCTATCTATTCGTATTATCAAGGATTACTGTCGGTAGCTAAAAAAAGGCTTGATGACGCAAACCTTACTTTAACTAAATATACGGCACAAACGAGAAAAGACCAAAAATCCGCTACGGCAGCGAAACAAACAGCCAAAGATTTGGACGATTTTGTTGAGTCTTCCGATCAGTTCCGAGTATATACAGAGAGAGCAAATGAAGCTTCTTTCAAGTATACTCTTTTGAAGGGCTTGGTGTCTGCGTTGGAGCATAAGAAGGATATGCTGGTACAGCTATCATCCAATCGTCGCGCTGAGACAAACTTATACAGATAAACTAAAAATTTCGTAAACTACGACTATAATACAATAACTGCCAACACAACTAACCATAGGAGGTTTAACATGGCTATCGACTTAGACGCTCTCCGAGCAAAACATGAAGAATTGAGTGGGAACAAACCCGCTGGTGGAAACGCTGATTTCCTTTCGAATTTTATCCAATTGCTAGAGGGTACGAATTCCGTTCGTATTCTTCCCGGCAAGGATGAGGACACTATGTTCTACGCAGAGACGAAGATTCATAGGGTTCCAACTGGTGATGGACAGGTTAAGAATGTTCATTGCCGCAAAATCCACGGGGAACCTTGTCCTCTGTGTGATGCTTACTACTCGCTCTGGAAGGAGCCAAACAAGGATGAGGATCTTGCCCGACAGATTAAACCTCGTTCCCGCTACTACTTGAATGTGGTAGACCGTGAGACGGGGGATGTTAAAATCCTCTCTATTGGCGTGATCCTTTTCAAGAAGGTTATCGCTGCCATGCTGGATGAAGATTTCGGTGATATTACCGATGTCGCCTCTGGTCACGATTTTAAGATTGTAAAGACCATGGAAGGCCAATGGCCCAAGTATGATCAGTCTCAACCTCGCCCCAAGTCTTCCGAGGCTGGGAGCAAGGCTGAAGTTGCAGCATGGATGGATTCCCTCCACGATATTCATGCTCTTGTAAAAAAGGAGGAGTATGAAGATGTGAAGACTGCCGCAATTGGCCTTCTTCCTTCTCACGAAGGAAGTATGCAGAATCCCACACCCGTTGAGGCTGTGAAGGATGATGACTACCTCCAAAAGATGCAGAGTAATTAATTATGAGAAAACTGTTTAGCTTTGCACCCATTCTTCTAGCTGTTTCGTTCCTTTTTGCAGGGTGTTCCACCCTTGAAGGGTTCTTTGGCGATGAAGAAATGGTTGTAACCTCCGTACAAAATGTGCGGGAAGGCGCAGATGCCGCAACGGTTCCTGTCGCCTCGCTGCCTGAGGTAGTCCGAAATCTTGTCCCTGAGGGAATGGAAGTAGTTGTAATTAACAGGGAAGACCTTGTTAGTGAAGATGCAGCACATATTCCCCTTATGGGTGAGTTTGGGGATACCGCTATCGGTACTGCCGTTGATGCAGCGATACATATTGGCACCACTTTCTTTCCAGCTTTGGCTGGATGGGAAGCACTCCTGTTGCTGTTCTTCCGAAGGAAGCGTCAGCACTATGTTGGTGCATTCAAGTCGCTATGGCCTGGAGATAAGAATGTGGATCTTGGGGCATCCCTTGGCAGCGTAGCCGCTGCTCTTGGTATGACTCACTCTTCCGAGGGGACCGAAGCGACTTTCGAAGAGGAGTTAGAAGAAGAAGGGTAGTTTATTAACTAGCTGACTATAATAGGAGGACGGGTTTTTTTTCTCGTCCTCCTATTTTTCTTAGGTGTAATATGACGAAGAAAAAATTAAAAATACTATGCGCTCCTGCTAATGAGGGGGGTTGTTCATATTACCGAATAATTGGACCTATGAAGAAGCTTAATGAATTGTACGGTGATCAAGTTGAGTTCCGATACAATTTAAACCCTTTAGGGATGGTTACTAAAGAGAATACCGAGAACGGGGAAGAGACTGTTAGTGGAATCTGGTTGAAGGACTGGGACTTTGCTGATATGAAGTGGGCTGATATTATATGGACTAATAATATTTCTAACTTTGGTGGACCTTATACAGCCAGATTAGTGGGGAAGGCAAAGGAGTTTGGAAAGTTTGTTCATTTTGACACGGATGATCTTCTAACTGATTTGTATGAAGGACACCGATTATATTCTGTGTATAAAGATCGGGGGTTAAAGGAAATTACGGAGTTCATCTATGCTAACGCAGATTTAGTAACTGTCACACAGAGAAAGTTTGCAGAAAGGGTGAAGGAGAATGTGAACGGGGTTCTTGCTATTGTGAAGAATGCTATTGACTATGATTTACCTTGTTGGAATATGCCCCCTTATCCTAAGACACATAAAAAAGTGATGAGAGTAGGTTGGGCAGGAGGTATTCATCATGAAGAAGATGTTAAAGAGTTTGCAGGAGTTCCCCATCTTGTCAACGGTAGGGTAGGTAGAGAAAGAGTTCATTGGGGTTTCTATGGATCCCCACTTCCTCCTAAGAAGGAGGACGGAGGGAAGGACGAGTGGCAACATGAGGTGTGGAGGAACTACAAAAGGATTCTATTATCAGGGTTCAAAGGACAGGCTAATTGGCAAATTTACCACGCTCTTCCCCCTGACAGCTATGGTGGGATTTATGCTAACATGGACCTTGCTATCGCTCCTCTTCAAATGAATGAGTTTAATGATTCCAAGTCTGAGATTAAAGTAGCTGAGGCAGGGAGGTATAAGATTCCTCTTATCGCTTCTGATGTGGGGTGCTATGATGAAACTATTGTTAATGGGAAGACAGGGTATCTGCTTCCAGCAGGAGCTAGTAAAGGTGATTGGGTAAAGGTTCTAACTAAGTGTCTTAAGAATCCTAAGCATGTTAAAGAGATGGGAGAGAATCTTCATAAAATTACAGAAGAGTACTTTAGTTTAGGAAAGGTTTGCAAGCACAGATTGGAATTATACGAGGAGTCTATTAAGTTAATAAAATCCAGAGGAAGACCAGAACCCGTCACTTATAATCAGGAGTGGACCTTTGAGTGATACAACGGTAGTAATTAAGACCATCGGCAGAGGCTCCCTGAGAGCCGCTGTAGCGTCTGCAAAGAGAGAGGGGTTCAGTACCCTTGTCGTAGCCGATGGAGTTGATGTAGAGGATGTAGGGGCTGATAAAGCGGTCAAGCTGGGCAGACCCTTTGGGTACTACGGAGGGATGTGTGCTAATGTAGGAGCAGCCTTAGTGGAGACAGAATTTATTACTTTCTTAGACGATGACGATGAGTTTATTGTTGGTGCTGGGAAGGTAATTCGTAAAAAGCTGAAAGAAAAGCCTGAGGTTGATATTTGGATTGCGGGTGTGAGATTTAACGAGGAAGTGGCAATGCTTAACCAGTATACTGGTGCAGTAACTTATCGAGGCACAGACCTCGCTATTTGGCCCGAAAAGGGAGTTGCTCAGGGGAATGTAGCAATGCCCACTTTCAGAACTAAAGTTTTTGAAATAAGTCCATTTCTCAATACTATGAAGCCTGAGTTTGCAAACTTAACAGATCTTGTTCATGTAACCGCTTGCCAGCAAAACGGATTTAAGATTGATTGGTTTGGAGAAGCACTATACTTAGTGCGTCCTTCCAAAAAGCATGTCAAAGGTCTGGATTCTGTTAACGGGAGGGGGAAATGATTAGTTTAATTTGTTCTAACTATAATTCGGCAAAGTGGATAGATCGTTATCTGGGGTATGTGAATAACCAGTTCCTTGAGGTTTTTGAGATTATATTTATAGATGCAAATTCTACAGACGGCTCTTTACAAACTATTGAAAACTATAACTTTAGAGCGGGTATTGAAAAAACTATAATCAAGTGTGAAGATCGTATTACTATTTATGAGGCTTGGAATAAGGGACTTGAAGTAGCTAAGTATGATTGGGTGATGAATTATAATACCGACGATAAGATCTTTCCTGGTAGTCTTTTAACTTTAAGTACTTATACAAAGCTGCTCCTTGATGTAGATGTTTTCTATTCTAACTGCTGGATTTCGAATAGTGAGAATCACAGTAGACTAGTTGGTCATTTTAATTGGAATAATGCTAATGATCTTGCTATGTTGTTAAACTTCGGTTCTTGTTGTGGTCCTTTCCCTCTTCTTAAGAAGAAGAGTATTATAGAGATGGGAGGTTTTGACACCAAGTATACTTTTAGTAGTGATTATGATATGTGGTGTAAACTAAGCTCTAAAGGATATAAGTTTGTAAAAATTGATGATGTGGTGGGAAGCTACTATCACAATCCTAAGGGAGTAAGCACTAATCCAGGTAACCACCAAGAAAGAGTTATAGAGGACACTAAAATCAGGCAATTTTACGGATGAAATATTTTTGCACCTTATATGCGGGAGATGTATAAATGAAAGTAATTTCCTTTAGCTTATGGGGAGATAATACTCGCTACACTTTAGGAGCTTTGCAGAACGCAAGCCTAGCCAAGATCGTTTATCCAGACTGGATGTGCAGATTTTATGTGGGACAAAGTACTCCACGCATTATCGTTGACATGTTAAAAGAGTTTAATAATGTTGAGGTTGTGGAAATGGAGGAACAAGGGGATTGGACATCAACGCTCTGGAGATTTTTAGCTGCAAGTGATCCTCATGTAGAAGTTATGCTATCTAGAGATTGCGATTCGCGTCTGTGGTTTAGAGAAAAGGCTGCTGTTGATGAGTGGTTAGCGAGTGATAAGGACTTTCATATTATGCGAGACAATAATCAACACAATACAGCTATACTTGCAGGTATGTGGGGTGCTAGGAATAAGGCTGTGTCTACTATGGATCAGCTAGTTAATGATTATGCAAAAGGTGATTACAAGCAAGCGGATCAGTGTTTTTTACGCGATATTATTTTTCCAGAGGTTAGAGAATCTTCCTTTGTTCATGATGAGTTTTTTGATAAGAAGCCTTACCCCACACCTAGAGATCCAAACCATTTCGTAGGACAAGCCTACGCAGGAACAGGTCAAGTTCTCCATTTAAAGGATGTATACTTTCAGGATTACATGAAGGAGTCTTGTGCAACGGTTCTATAGTCAGCAGGGCGAAGACCTCTTTGTGTTCACGAACTTCATTAATCAAAAGCGAGATGATGGTAGATATTTAGAATTAGGTGCGCTCGATGGAGTAACTTATTCAAATACTAAATTCTTTCATGACCATTTAGGATTTAAGGGAGTCCTTATCGAACCTCTCCCTTCGGCATACAAAAATTTGTCCACAAACCGTTATGCTGATAATACTTATAATGTAGCCATCAGTTCTTCTAATGAGCCTGTATCTTTTGTGGGCACTTGGGCTACCGCAGGAATGACCTCCGTTATGTCCGACTCCTTTAAAGATGCACACCACCCTAATGGAGAAGAGTATCAGGTAAACTCTCGCCCCCTAGGCGAACTTCTTACAGAGGCAGGAGTTACTTACTTAGATTTCTTTTGTTTAGATGTTGAAGGTGGAGAGTTAGAAGTTCTTAAAACAATGGACTGGACTATTCCTGTCTATGTAATGTGTATCGAACTCGACGGACACAACGAAGAGAAGGATGAAGCGTGTAGAGAGGTGCTGAGAAATAATGGCTTTATTTTTGAACAGAGGATGTGTATTAATGAGTTTTGGAGAAACCCTCACTACGATAGGAGAGACCTCCTCTTTACGCCAGACCAAGAGCCAGAGGAACAGCGACACCTATGCATGGAGCCGCATTGTATTCCTGAAATTCAGGAAGGATTAGAGAGTTATGCCCAAAAATAAAGATGATATTAAATTAAGTATCCTTATCTTATCCATCCCTAGCAGGTTTGATATTGTAAGGCCCTTGATTGAGAAGCTACTGAAACAGATTGGAGAGAGAGAGGATGTAGAGATTCTGTCCTTGATGGATAACAAATCTCTCCATATTTGGGAAAAGAGAAATGAGCTAATGAAGATTGCCCGAGGGACGCACCTCACATGGTTGGATGATGACGATGATGTGTCTGACGAGTATGTTTCCAAGCTCACAGAAACTATTGAGAGTAATCCTAATGTGGATGTCATTTCTTTCGATCAAATGTGTTATTTAAACGGCATGGAGGCGAGAGTTTTTGCCGAAATGGGAAATCCTCATGAAGATGTTCTCCCAGACCCAAATGATCCTACCAAGTATGGAGATACTCTCAGACCTCCTTATCACTGGTGTTGTTGGAAGACTTCCCTCGCTGCCTCAGAGCCGTTCAGAGCGTCCTTCTCGCATGGGGACAGAGGACAGTCCACCGAGGACATTGATTGGCTTACAAGGCTTTACCCCAAAGTAGAGGAGAGTGTTTACTTGCAGGGTCATTACCTTCATATTTATAGGTGGTCTAACGAGACAACGGAATCAGTACTGTGAGAGCCTTGATAAATCAAAAGGTGGGATTGGGAGATATCCTCTTCAGTATCCCTATAGCCTTTGAACTTCTAAAGGATTATAAGGAAGTTATCTGGCCTGTAAGTCCTCCTTACTTGTGGTTAAGGGATTACTTCCCCAACATATCATTCGTATCTAGTGAAGATTACGATTGGTTACATGATTTTGGAGATGAGCTTTATAGGAGTAGCCCACAACAGCACGAACTGAATTCTATTCCATATCCTGAACACCTAGAAGATGATTTAAAGATTATCAATCTTAGGTACGCTAATGTAGACCATAGATCAGAAACATGTATGGTCGATAAGTATAAGCTGGTAGGATTAGATGTTAGTCTTTGGAAAAGCCTATTTTGGAAGAGAGATATTAAAAAGGAAGCTGAGTTGTACAAAAAACTAAATCCTTCAGATGTACCGTATAACCTAATAAACAGAAACTCCGAGTATCCTCCCAAAAAAGGAACCATTACTGTAGATAACGATATGTTAAATGTAGACATGGAGATAATAGAAGGGTACACCCTGCTAGATTGGGGACTACTGATTGAGAACGCTGCTAATATACATACTGTCTCCACTGCCTTAAATTATGTGGTGGAGGCTATAGGAAACAAAAAACAAGGATGGTTTGTCTATCCTAGGAGTGGGGATTCTAACTTACAATATGTAAGCTTCCTATCAGATAATTGGAGTAAGATTCTATGAGCATTGAAACTATTAACTACAACGGAGAGTTTTATCCCTTATTTCAGACAAAAGGAAACGCCTCCCAATTTGCTATACCCTATGCCAAGCTCTTGTGCAAAGGTAACGGTGTTGATGTGGGATTTAGCAAAGAGGAGTGGAAGTTACCCGAAGCCCTTGGAGCGGATATACAGGACAGCAGTAACCCATACCACGCATATAATCTCCCACCAGACTTAGATTACATCTACTCCTCTCATTGTCTAGAACATTTAGACAACTGGGTTAGCGCAATAGAGTACTGGTCTGGATCACTTAATACTGGGGGTGTTTTGTTTTTATACCTGCCACATAAGGATCAACAGTATTGGCTACCTTGGAATAATAGAAAGCACTTACATACTTTAGATGCTACAAGTATTGTATCTTGTATGGAGAGTTTTGGTTTTGAAAATATTCATTACTCAGAGAGGGACTTAAACCACTCATTCATGGTAGTAGGGGAGAAGGCATAATGGGTAGTTTACAGAGGCACGATGTACATTCTATAAGGTGGGAAAATTATGAAAATAAATAATATGAATAAAAATGAACAACAATTCGATGGGTATTCAACACATCTCTCTCTTCTTAAATCATTGCTTTCTAAAAACATAGATTCTGTTTTTGAATTCGGTACTGGCTTATATAGTACCAAACTGTTTTTAGAAAACTGTACTAGGGTAATTGCTTGCGAGATGCAGTCGGAGGACTGGTACAACAAAGTTAATGATGAATTTAAAGACCATGATAATGTTGAGGTTCTTTATATGCTGGGACCAGACAAAGCTATTGAATACTTATCTGAAATAAACTCACGATTTGATTTGATCTTTGTTGACGGCCATGGAAGTAATCGTTGGAAAGCTATTAATGAAGCTTCTAAGTTTACTGATTTGATTGTTGCTCACGATACGGAAACTAGCAGCTATAATTGGCACCTTGTTGATCTGGGGGATGAATGGGTAAGAACTGACTACAAAGAGTTTGACCCTTGGACTACTACTTGGGAAAAGCAATGATAATAAATAAAGCTTTTATGTCCGTAGATGACAATCCTCTTTACTCAGATTTTTGGGAGCCTGTATCAAAGGTGTGGAAGCTGCGTTTTGGCATTACACCCCATCTCATTTATTTTGGAGAACAAGACTTAAGTGAGGAGTGGGGAACGGTAACTAAGGTTACTCCTGTAAAAGGTATCCCTATTCACTTTCAAACACAGTGGGCTAGGTTCTGGTTTACTTCACAGGAGGAAGACTCTGTGTGCATTGTTTCAGACATTGATATGTTTCCCATTTCACGGTATCATTTTGTTGAACAGATCTCTAATTTGGATTCTAATAAGTATGTCCACCTCACGGGGTCCCATAGACCTATTCCCGTATGTTATCATGTAGCGAAGGGGGAAGTATTTAAAAAAGTATTGAAGCTTGATGACACTTTTGAAGCATCCTGCAAACGGGTGTGGGGTTCTTCTATAGCCCTTGGTTCCCACATGGGGTTCTCACGCTGGGGGTTAGACGAAGCTTATACTACTCAAATGCTGGAGGGTTATGTGGGGAAGGATTTACTTCTATTACCTAATTATGTTGGACCTCGCTTAGATCGAATAGCATGGGACCATACTTATAGTGAAGATTATTTTACCCTTAAGAAGTATATTGACGCTCATAGCCTTAGACCTTACGCAGAACACCGACACACCTTAGATCACTTAGTCACCACATTAATATCATGAAAATTTTACTAACAGGTGCTAACGGACTGGTAGGGTCCACAATTAATGCGGATGTTAATGTAAAAGGAAAAAGTGATCTTGATTTAACCAACTTTCAAGACACTCTGAATTTATTCCAGGAAACTAAACCAACTCATGTTATTCACACAGCAGCCAAGGTCAGAGAGGCTGTAGAAACTATTGCTAAAGTTATGGGTTTTGAAGGAAAAATTATATTTGATGACAGTAGGCCTGATGGTCAGTTTAGGAAACCCACCTGTAACATAAGGCTTATGGATTTCCTTCCTGAGTATAAATTCACACCCTTTGAAGAGGGGATAAAGCAAACCGTTGATTGGTTTGTCGAAAATTACGAGACTTGCAGAAAATGAAAAGAGCTTTAATAACAGGAATTAGTGGACAAGATGGTTCTTACTTAGCAGAACTATTGCTTAGTAAGGGGTATGAAGTGTGGGGAGTATTGCGGAGACACTCCGTACCAGAAAACCAAACCAGTAGACTAGAAGAGATAGGTATACTTGATGATCTTAACCTAGTGTATGGAGACATGACTGACCTCCCATCCTTACTTCATATCTTAAAAGAGGCCCAGCCAGATGAGATTTATAATCTTGCAGCGCAGTCCCATGTAAGAATTAGCTTTGATCAACCTGCATTTACTACTCATACAGATGCCGTAGGGGTACTTAACTTGTTAGAAGCTATGAGGTTAATGTGCCCGAACGCTAGAATGTATCAGGCTGGCTCTTCAGAGATGTTCGGTAATGAGTGTGATGAGGATGGGTACAGGAGAGAGACAACGCTTATGCGTCCTGTGAGTCCTTATGGGTGCGCTAAGTTGTATGCCTTTAATCTGTGTAGCACCTATCGAAGTTCTTACAACCTGTTCATTGCAAACGGTATTCTGTTTAATCATGAATCACCACGAAGAGGATTAAACTTTGTCACTAATAAAGTAGTGGATGGGGCTATTAAAATTCATTATAGAAAAGAACAAGAGTTAGCTCTAGGTAATTTAAATGCTACAAGAGATTGGGGTCATGCTAAGGATTATGTTAGAGCTATGTGGATGATGCTTCAGCATGATAAGCCTGATGATTTTGTGTGTGCTATGGGAGAATCATATTCTGTTAGAGATTTTTGTGCTGAAGTTTTTGCAGAAGTTGATCTAGACTATAGAGATTATGTTACTATTGATAAGAAATACTTTAGACCTACGGAGCTTACTGATTTGAAGGGAGACTCTACGAAGCTAAGGGAAACATTAGGCTGGAAGCCTGAGTATTCTTTTAGTAGTATGATTGAAGAAATGGTAAAAGCTAGACTATAATATAGCATGAAAGTAAAGTTCACTAAAGTACACCCCGAGGCTGTGATTCCGACAAAAGGCACCAAAGGTTCTGCGGCATATGATCTGTATAGTGTAGAGAATGTCTTTATTCCCGTAGGTGAAACTGTAATGGTTCGCACAGGGTTGGCTATGCAAATTCCTGATGGTTGGAAGGGGGAGATTTATTCCCGAAGTGGTTTAGCCCATAAGGGGCTCGTTGTGGCTAATTCTCCAGGGAAGATCGACTCGGATTATCGGGGAGAGATCCTAGTTATTTTGCATAACAATAGGAGTGTAGATATAATTGGGGTAGAAGCAGGAGACAGGATTGCACAGTTTGAAATTAGTCCTGTTCACGATATTGAGTTTGAAGAAGCTAAGAACTTAAAGATTTCATTTAGAGGGGAGGGCGGTTTTGGCTCGACGGGCAAGTAAACATCAAACGGTTACTTTATGCATGATTGTAAAAGATGAGGCTGAAGTAATAACCCGTGCTTTTAATTCTGTAAAGCATATTGTAGATTACTATTGTATCTGTGATACGGGTTCTACAGATAATACGGTACAAGTAATTAGGGATTACTTGAAAGAGAATAATCTTAAAGGCCGGGTTCATCAGCGTCCGTGGGTTAATTTTGGACATAATAGAACAGAGTGCCTTCAGTTAGCTTCAGGCATTTCTGATTATAATATGACCTTAGATGCAGACGAGGTTTTTTGTCCCTATGTGGATGGAAACCTTAAAGTAACTTCTATTGTAAAGAGCCTTCCTAAGTTCAAAACAGATAAAGTAGAAGTAACTACGAGATACGGAAGAATTAAATATCAGAGGGTACAGTTTGTTAAAGATGCTTTGGGGTTTAAATGGTATCAGCCGTTGCATGAGTATGTGCATTCTCCTAATGCCTCTTCTGTTAGCACTTTAGATAATGTAGCAGTCTACCCTACTCAGGATGGTGCAAGAGCAAGAGATAAAAATAGATATGCTAAAGATGCTTTAGTATTTGAAGAATGGCTCTTAGATAACCCCGAGGACGGTAGGGCTTGGTTTTATTTATCACAATCTTATAGGGATTCAAAACAATATAAAAAAGCTTTAGAATCTATTGAAAAAGTTATTCAGTATAGTGGTTGGGATGAAGAAATATTTGAATCCCTATTAAGAAAAGCTAGACTAAAAATGATGCTACATCAGTTGGAGGTTAAACAGGCTATCCCCAATGAGAAATCACTTGAAAAGTTGGTGGGCTATTTCTTGACGGCTTATCAGTATAGACCAACTAGAGCGGAACCTCTTCATGATATTCTTCAGATTTACAGGGTGTGTGGGCAATTTCATCTAGCTGTAATGGTGGGTGAAGTTGCAGTAAAGATACCTGTTCCTGCGTCTGAATCCCTCTTCGTTGAGCCTGATATTTATGATTTTAGAATTAAAGATGAGTTGTCTTTAGCTTATTTTTATATAGACAGAATAGAGGATAGTAAAAAGCTAACACAGGAGTTACTTGATAGCTCGATGACTCCTGAAAAGGAAAAGGATAGGCTGAGAGAAAATATTAGGTTATGTGAGGAAAAGTTAAATGGATGATGATCACCCGATGAGGTTAGCAATTGAAGAATCAAAAAAGTCTAGCCATCGCTATCCTATTGGAGCAGCTATTGTAAGGGGTAATAAAGTTCTCTCTAAAGCTTTTAATGTTAATAAAACACACCCTAAATATGGGTCTGGGAAATACCAAAGACTCCATGCTGAGGGGCACGCTATTTACAGAGCAGTCCGTCAGGGGATTGATCTTAGTGGTGCTTCCATCTATATTTATAGAAGGAATAACACCTTGGCAAAACCTTGCCCATGTTGTATGGGTATGATTCACCAACACGGTATTAAAGAGGTAATATATAGTGGGAGCTAAAACAAGAGTAGAATATGTTTGGTTAGATGGGAGATCCCCTCTCCCCAAGGTGAGAAGTAAGACCCGTTTCATTGAAGCATTTGATGCGGAGTTCCCCTGCTGGAACTTTGATGGAGGGTCAACAGAACAAGGATCTCTGGAAAACTCTGATAGATATTTAAAACCAATAAGAACTTATAGTGATCCTTTTCACGAAAAGGGTTTTTTAGTTTTCTGTGAGGTATGGAATTATGATGATACCCCTCATGAGTCTAATACTAGATGTAATTTAGTAAATCTAGTTAAAGAAAATGAGGAGGGATTTTTAGTAGGTTTTGAACAAGAATTTACATTAATGAACCCTGAAACTGGGCAGCCGTTAGGTTTTATTCTTCAACCTACTGAGCAAAAAGATTACTACTGTGGGGCTGGAACTATGAATGTTGTCGGTCGCTATCTACTGAATGATTTTGAACAGCGTTGCCAAGAAGCAGGGGTAGATTTAGATGGTATCAACGCAGAGGTTATGCCTGGACAATGGGAATTCCAGACAGGAGCGCAAGATCCTTTAAAGTGTTCTGATGATCTGTGGGTAGCAAGGTATATTTTAGAACGAGTATCTGAGTTCCACTCCGTAGTAGTTTCCTATGACCCCAAGCCTCACCCAGAATTTAATGGGGCGGGATGCCATACGAATGTATCTAATTCCCAAATGAGAGAGTGCTTTGGTATTAAAGAATTTGAGGAGCTAATGAAAGGTTTAGAGGTTGACCACCATGAGCATATCAAAGTGTGTGGGAATAGGATAGAAGCTAGAATGACAGGGGAGTGTGAAACTTCTGATTATAAAAAATTTACTTTTGGGGTTGGAGATCGAGGAGCTTCGGTAAGAATTCCTAAGGCAGTAGCTATGGAAGGTCACGGTTATTTTGAAGACCGCAGACCTTGTGCTAATATTGATCCCTACAAGGTTCTTTGTTCATTACTCTCTTCTATTAATAAAAGTTATGTCTGGTCTAAAGTTTAGTTTAATAACCCCCACTCATTCTCCTAAGTTTTTAAAAGAGCTTTATGCTAGTATCAAAAAACAAACTTATAAAAATTGGGAATGGATTATTTACACTAATAATGGGGTTACAGCTAAGGATATACCTTATGACAAATATTTAAATGTACGGGTCTATAGCGATGATGGGTCAAGTGAGTTTTGCACTAATGTAGGGTATCTTAAGAAGGAAGCTTTTAGCAAAGGCTCAGGAGATGTTTTAGTGGAGGTAGATCATGATGATCTCCTACATCCCAATTGTTTAGAGGAATTAAATAAAGCTTTTCAAGATGAAGAAATAGGCTTTGTTTATAGTAATAATGCTAAACTGGCAAAAGATTTTGTACCTTATACTCCTATAAATGGGTGGACATTTAATAAGGTTTATTGGGAGGGGAAAGAACTCTTTTCCATGAATAGTTTTAAACCTAGTAGCCAAGCCCTCTCCTTTATCTGGTATTGCCCTGATCATGTTCGTGCGTGGAGAAAATCTGTGTATGAAGAATTAGGAGGGCATAATAAAGAATTAAGTGTTTGTGATGATCATGAGCTTTTAATTAGGACCTACTTAAAAACTAAATTTTATTATATCCCCAAATGCTTGTATATTTATAGACATTTAGAAGATGGAAAAAATACTTATCTTACAAGAAATGCTGAGGTTCAAACGACTACTGTAGATCTACAGTATAAGTATGCGTATAAATTAGCTGAGAGAGATTGTGAACTTAAGGGACTAATGAAGATAGATTTAGGTGGGGGGTTACATGGCAGAGAAGGGTATACTACGCTAGACAAAGAGGGTGCTGATATTATCTGTAATTTAGATGAGGGTATCCCTCTTGTTGACAATAGTGTGGGGGTATTGAATGCCAGCCATGTGATTGAACACCTTAAAGATCCTATCCACACTATGAGAGAGATTCATAGAGTTTTATGTCACGGGGGATGGGCTATGATAGAGGTGCCTAGCACAGACGGGAGGGGAGCGTGGATGGACCCTACTCATGTTAGTTATTGGAATGAGAATAGTTTTCTTTATTATACCGCCGAGGCACAGGCTCAGTACATTAGAAATAAAGATATAAAATTTCAATCCTTTAAGTGTGAAACTTATTATCCTAATAAATGGTATAAAGATATGAATATTCCGTGTGTTGTTGCTTATTTATCTTGTGTTAAAGATGGCGAACGCTTGCCCCATCAGTTGAGGATTTAGAATGAGTATTGGAATTATTACTTGTGTATATGGGGATTTTGATGCTCTCTTCCCTTTGCCTCCAGATCATGGGTTTGATGAGGCTGTTTGTGTAACAGATAATCCGAGATTATGTGTAGAGGGTTGGACAACCGTGCTTTTCCCTCCAGTATACCCTTCGATGGGTATAGCTGCAAAATTTCCTAGATGTTTTCCTGAATTGTTTCTCAATACTGATTCTAGTGTGTGGATAGACGCATCTTTTAGGATAAAAAGTTATGATGAATTAACGGCTTTTTTAGACCCCCAACACATAATACTTAGGAAGCCTTCGGAAGAACATCAACAACGGCAGGAGGTTCCCTTATATGAAGGCCAAAACTACACGGAACCTCTTTCTTTTAAAGAGTGGGCTCTTCAACATTTAGAAAAGGGAGAGATTGTTTTACTTAAACATCCAGAGGGGAGAGATTGTGCATACCAAGAAGCAAATCATGGTAAGAGGTTGATGTGGAAGCCTAAGTACAGAGAGTATCCCTTGGACGAGCAGGTTGTTGCATATAAGGAAGATGGAATGCCTTCTAACAATGGGTTATGGGCAGTAGGGTACATGGCGAGGCACCATTCTGCAACGGCATATGAGCTATCCTTAAAGTGGTGGAAAGAGATTTTAAAATGGGGTCCTCTGTGTCAGGTTTCATTACCCTATGTTTTATGGAAACACAAATGGTCTCTCTCTGCCCCTTTTTATAAAAAAATAGTGGAGTGGGAGCAGTTCAATGGGGGTAATGTATTTGGGATAGCGAGCGATGGGATTACCCCTTTAATTAAATATCATCCTTATTTAGAGAACTATCAACATTTGACTGAGTTAGAGGAAATAATTCAAATAAGTCAAGAACCTACCTTGTCAGTAATAGTTGTAGATAATTTTTATAAGGATCCTGATAAGGTTCGAGAGGTGGCCTTAGAATCTGAGTTTATTGAAGATTTGAGATATTATAAAGGGAGAAGATCCTTTAAAAATTATCGACCTTTATCTATTAAAAGAAAGATAGAAGACCTACTAGGAAAAAGAATAACTGATTGGGAGGGGCAGGGGCATAACGGAAAATTTCAATACTGTATAGCCGAAGATCCTGTAGTGTATCATTGGGATAACCAGAAATATGCAGCGATAGTATTTCTTAATCCTGATGCTCCATACGAGGCGGGGACTTCCCTTTTTGCGTCTAAAAGTACTAACAGAACCCATAGAGATGATACTACTTTAGAAGATCCCTTTGGAGGGGGTTTTTATGATAAGACTAAGTTCAAGTTGGTTGACCAGATTGGAAATGTTTACAATAGAATGATAATTTTTGATGCAGGATGCGTTCATGCTGCAAGTGAGTATTTTGGAACAGATGTAACTAATTCAAGACTGTTTCAGATTTTTTTCTTTAATACTGAATAACAAAAAAGTCAAGTCTAACTATCATAAGGTATGGATAAGGATGTACTGAAACGCTTGAAAAACGCAGGGTTGTTGTCTGAGCAAGTGCCTGATCTGGGCTTCGTAGGGACGGGGAGCTATGCTCTCAATAAGATAGTTTCAGGGGACTACAACAAAGGGATCCCTGTGGGAATGATTACTCAGTTTATTGGGGAGTCGAGTACCGCTAAGACTGTGTTTGGGACTCACATTCTCAAGGAGGCACAAGCTGCTGGCTACTACTCTATGATGGTGGATAGTGAAAATGCATACAACCCCAAGTTTGCTATGCATTTGGGAATTGACCCCAAGAACCTGATCTATGCTGCTCCTGAAACTTTGGAAGACTGTTTTCAAGTTATCGAGGATACAATTCTTGCCATTAGAGAAACAGATAAGGAAACACCAATTGTAGTTGTATACGATAGCATCGCTGTCTCACCCTCAAAATCAGAATACGAAGCCGAAACCTATGAGGGTAACAATATGGTTGGAGCTATTAGGGCTAAGTCTACTGGCGCGTGTTTGCGTAAGATGAATCCATTGATGAGGAAGTATAAAGTTGCCCTAGTAATCATTAACCAAATTAGAAATAAAATTGGTGTTATGTATGGAAGTCCTGATACGGCAGCCGCAGGGGGCAAATCATTAGAGTATTACTTGGGTGTAAATTTGAAATGTATTTCTAACAAAACGAGTGATCTAATTAAAGACGAGAATAAGAATGTTATTGGTATTCAAGGAAAACTACGCAACACTAAGAATAAGTGTTCCATCCCTTTTAAGGAGTGTGAGTTTGAGTTGATGTTTAATGAGGGTTTAAATCCCTACACAGGAGTCTTGAAGCAGATGGAAATTGATGGAGAGGTAGAGCGAAACGGGGCATGGTATACTGTGAAGGAAGGGGGCAAGAAGTTCCAATCTAAGGAATTTGTGAAAATGATGCAACCCCCTATAGATGAAGGGGTTGAGCCTCTTGCGAAATTTTTAGAGATTTAGGGTTGACATTCGCAGAAAACTTGCTATAATAGGGCACGAAAGAAGAAATCAACGATGAGCAACAACAACAAACAAACGGATCGAACTTTTGACATCCTCTCAGACTTGATTGATGAAGTCTTTTCTAACCATTACAATAAGGAAACTAAAATGGAATCTGAAATTAAACCCGCTCCCGATAAGGAGCATTTCCCCAACCTATATGAGTCCATTGAGGACTATACTGCCCAGACTGGCAAGCGATTCCGCATGACTAAAGAACAGAAGTCCCGTAACCTGTCCCGTGAACAAGCTTTTGCTGAAATGTACCTAGGAGGTAACTAATATGATTAAGAACGAAGAACTACTGCGTACCTGTGCCCCTGCGGCCTTTGCAACGACTCCTGAGGAGGGTAGGGTATCTGACCGATATACTTTCCTCCCAACTACAGACATTCTTGAGATCCTACAGGATGAAGGCTGGACGGCTTGGAAGGCCCAACAGGTGAATGCTAGGAAGTGGAGTAAGTCCCATGCCAAGCACATTATTCGCCTTCGCCATGAAGATCTGGATATGGAGTCTTTTGGTGTTGGGGATTCTTTCCCTGAGATGCTTCTTATCAATGCCCACAACGGGCTTGGTGGATACACTCTCCAAGGGGGTATCTTCCGTATGATCTGCTCTAACGGTATGGTAATTTCTGAATCGGACTTCGGTAAGATTCATATTCGCCATATCGGTTTTGAGGCGCAACAGGTAAAAGATGCCTCTCGTAAACTGGTCATGAACTCGTCCAGAATTGCAGACAAGATCGACAAATGGCAGAACATTGAATTGAGCCCCCGCTCCAGAAAGGATTTCTTTACTGATGCCGCTCAAATTCGTTTCGGTAAGGCTACTACGGAGAGTATTATCCTAGAAGTATCGCAACCCCGTAGAGAGGCAGACCGCAAGAATAACCTTTGGACTACTTTTAATGTGGCTCAGGAGAACATTATTCGGGGTGGATTCCGTAACGGAGGTACTAACCGTATGGTGCGTCCCATTACTAACATCCAAAAAGATGTTAATTTTAACTCGGAGTTATGGGACTTGGCTAGTACATATAGTGAAGGCTAAACGGTCCTCAACTAATTAATACGAGGAGGGGGGGAAAATTTTTCCCTCCCCATATACCATCATGCATGATACTTTTGATTTTCAAGAACCACTAAATGAAGAACCTGACGGTACTTACATTACATGTGGACAAATGCAATTTTTCCTTAATCGTGAACACGGGCAAGACTCGTTTTCCTCAGGTGATGAATATTTTATGGAATACTATAATCTCTGCCGTGTGTATAATACCATCTCTGATATTATGAATACTGACCCAGATGCGGCTATAATGTATTGGGACGATAAAAAAGAGATTGTTTCTATGGGGTTCCCAACAGACGGGGCAGTAGCTAAAGCTTTAGCTAAAACCCAACCTTCTGTTTTGTATGATTGTGAAGAGGGTGAGGAGGACTTCGGCTTCGGCTTGATGGACGAATAGGAGTAATCATGGGCAGAACAAATCGCTACGAGAAAGATTGGGGGGGACTCCGCAAGAAAAAGGATAAGAAAAAAAAGAGGACTAAACAAAAGCCTCTTAAACAATATAAGCCTCACGATAAAGTTGATGAGGATGAACGAGAAGTAATTGCGTATGAAGACGAAATCCACAAAAGATATTCCAATAAACCCGTTGGGGGTTTTTGATCCTGTGATTCCCTGTGCGTGGATTCCAGATCGTGAAGTTAGACTAAGTGAATACAATAAAATGGTAACTCACTTTGTTCAAAATTATGCTAAGGAAAACTCAGATGCCAAGCAAATATATCCTAAAAAATTCACCGATAGATAAGAATAGAATACAGAAAGTATGTAAGAAAGTAATTGATGAAGCTAACGAAGACAGAACCCTTGCTTTAGACACTCATAGATTCTTTCGCCAGATGTTAGACGAGAACCCCCAAGATGCTTCAGCAAAAAACTTGATGGTAGATTGTCTTAAGTTGGCACAAACTTCAAAAGCAAGCACCCTTAAAGTAGTGGACCTTCTAATTAAATTAGAAGCGGCCCAAACGAGAGGGAATGAAAAACTAGAAATGGACTCTTTATACTCTCAGTTGGATAACCTCACAGATTAACTATGTCAGATCTAAAGTTTTACAAAGTAATTTGTAATGAAATTAATCTTGTTCTCCTTATTAAAAAGCTTTCCGTCCATGATGAGCAGCGAGCTTATTTTGCCGTAAAGAGGAAGATCAAGAAGTTAGAAAAACCCTTAACGATTGTGAGCTACATGCGTCACATCATTAAAAATTTCCTTTATGACTCGGAGGAGTTTTTCAGCAATCTCCCAAAGGATGATGAGGAGAGAATGGCTATTACAAGGGCTGTATACTTTTCCATCATTGAAGCTTATCCCCCTTTTGATCTGGGGTTTGTATGTGCTGACCTAAACAATGGCACCTTTTTGGAGGATATACAGCAAGTTATGGGGGCCGTGTTTACTCATGCTCAAGAGAAGGAGGGTCCTCCCAAGGGTTTAAAGGCTATCCGTACTCTTAGTGATGTATCGGGGTTAAACAAATACTTAAAAAAGAATTTGGTGGGACAGGAGGTAGCTATCAAAAGTCTTATAGATAGTATTAAGCTTATTGCAAGTGGCCTTTATAAAAATGCTTCCTTCTTTTTTATTGGTCCTACAGGGGTTGGTAAAACAGAACTCGCTAGACTTCTTGGTAATAAATATAGCGGTAACTTTTGGAAATTGAATTGTGCAGAATACGCCCAAGCACATGAGTATGCAAAGTTGATTGGTTCTCCTCCTGGCTATGTAGGTCATAGTGAAAATAGTTTAATGGCTGAGAAAGCTGAAAAAAGTAATCGCTGGGTAATCCTCTTTGACGAGATCGAAAAAGCTCATCCTAAGTTTTTTGATTTCCTATTGTCTCTTTTAGATGATGGCACAGTTACCGATAACATGGGAAGAGTGTTAGACTTTTCTGAGTCTATCTTCATCTTCACCTCTAATCAAGGTATCTCAGATGTAAGAGTGGGGAGATCATTAGGGTTTGGAAGAGAGATGGTGTCAGTTTCAGGATCTTCTGAGGAGATTACAGAATCAGTAAAGAGGAAGTTTCCTGTAGAGTTTATGAACCGCATAGATAATTATATATTCTTCAAAAACCTAGAACCGAGTCACCTTAAAAAGATTGCAGTACTAGCTTTGCATAATATTCCTATTAAACGACATAAGGCTCTCTTAGACTTCATTGTAACCAACGGGTATTCAGAAGAATACGGAGCCAGAAACATTAAGCGTTTTATCAAGAATAAGGTCGCCACAGTAATTGCTCAAGCGTTATTGGAGCGAAGACTTCCAAGTAAAAAGGGGGACCTTTACACACCTAAGATTATCAATAATGAATTGTCTTTGGTATGTTTAAAAGATGATAAGCTTAAAAACCAAGCCGCAGGGTAGGCTAACGCCTTTCGTGGCAGACTTGGAGCTTCGCTACTTACTCCTCCCAAGAAATTGGGAGGAGTTTTTTTATAAATAGCCTTAGCCCGTCTATAATAGTTCTGTGCGAATGGCCCTTAGCTCAGTTGGTGAGAGCATTCGTCTTATAAGCGAAAGGTCACAGGTTCAAATCCTGTAGGGCCTACCACAAAATTAAATGGAGATTTATGATGAAAAAGATGACTGAAAAATATATTGCTAAAGCCCTTGAGGGGTATGAAGCAAATTATGGAGCGATCTCGGAAGCTATCACAGGTATGGAAGAGCAACTACAGAACTACAAGGACCAGCAAGCTGAGATGAAAGAGGGTATTTCTGAGATGAAGGAGCTTTTGGGTCTGAGCGATGAGGAGGAGGATGGGAGCCCCGCTTCGCCCCCTTTGACACTTGTTAATGATGGGATTGAGTGAGGAGGTAGGGACGGTAGCCCAATCGGCAGAGGCAACAGACTTAAAATCTGTCAAGTGCGGGTTCAAGTCCCGCTCGTCCTACCAAATTAAATGTTTCCTGAATTAGATCGCCATCTATATAGAACTAGAAAGTAGAAAATGTTCTGCTAAAAAAAATACACCTACGGATTTTACACCTGATGATTTCCAATAACTTACTAATACATAACCATAACCATAAGGAGGTATAAAATGAATAAGTTTTTTATATGTGCGCTAACTGCGCTTACTTTAGGTTCTGTTGCACTTTTTGCACAAAACCCACAACCTAGCCCCCCAGGGAATGAAACTAGACAAGAAGCACCTCTTACAAGTCCTTGCTTTCTTTTCATGCAAGACAGTGCCTTCTTTACTGTTCCTTCTTTTCAAGGAGACCCCAACACTTTAATGGGTGTAGAGTTTCGAGATTTTTTGTCCGTTATGGACGGAAATTACGGGTTTGAAAACCTTACTAATATTTATGTTGGAAAGGTAATGACCCGAAGGTATATGGCTCACGCTGTTAGAATTCCAGGGAGTTCTTATCCATATGCTCTGACGCAACCTTCCATATCCATTCAAAGTCTCTCGGATGAAATTTTTCCTTTTGATGGTGTAATTGATGCCCAAGGCTTTGATACCTATAACTTTGCTTCTCCAGTTCCCGATGGAGATAGTGGTTACTGGGGTGGCGGGCTTAGTGGTCCTGTTTTTGATTCTCAAGGAAATTTAATTCCAGAAGGACAAGCACTGTTCCCTAGTTTACAGCTTTACACTTATGCTGCTGAAGGTAAGGCTTTCTGGAAGGGAGATAGAAGTGGAAAAGTTACATTAGAGTATCGTCCTTGGGGTTATTATTCCCATGACTATTCGCTTTCTGGACCTCTTCCTACGGGCCATTGGGAACAATGGGTAGACCATATTCATGGTTACATTCGTAGCATCAGGTCAATTGTTTATCAAGTTGACACTAATGATGATGGAATTGCAGACTACGAACAGGAGTGGTTGTTGTAGATTTTATAGAACTATACTAGTGATCGAGGAAGATTTTTATAAGTTTTCCTCGATCTCTTCTTGCAATAGCCCCAGAATAGCGTATAATAATCAGGGGTACTATGGGTCTAGTTGGGTAGTCAAAGCCTCTTAGACGGCTTCCTGTGGACCCGTTCGGACAATACTTATAGCAAAACATCTAAATCATGGCAAATCAAGAGAATTTGGATAAAACTTACATGAGAATGGCTGAACAGCTTTCTCAACTATCCCATGCAGAAAGAAAGAAAGTAGGAGCATTAATTGTTAAAGGAACGCAGATTATTTCCGAGGGATACAATGGAACCCCTAAAGGCTTTTCTAATGTCTGTGAACATTATAACTATAAAAGTAACCTCTTTGTTAAAGAACTAGTAACTCGCCCAGAGGTACTTCATGCTGAAAGTAATGCGATCACTAAGCTTGCAAGGTCTACAAACTCTTCTGATAAGAGTACTCTATATGTTACCTTGGCTCCCTGTTTTGATTGTAGTAAATTGATTATTCAGGCAGGAATCACAAGAGTAATGTACAAAGATCACTATCATAACAACGGTCTAGCCTTTCTTACTAAAGCGGGGGTAGAAGTTATTAACATTTACGATTATGAAGATAAATATGAAGCAAGCATATAGTTTCGATGATGTACTAATCGTTCCTCAGTACAGCGATATAGAGTCTCGATCCTTTTGCGATACAAGAGTGCAACTTCCTAAGATGCACACTATGAAGATTCCTGTGTTCGCTGCTAACATGGATACAATTTGTGGAGTAGACATGGCTGTGCAGATGTGTAAATTAGGTGGGGTAGGAATCATACACAGGTATATGAAAGCGAGTGAGACTCACAACCTGATTCACTCTTGGTTTCAGGAAACTCCTTGGGATGGTTGGGAGTGGGGAGAGAAGGATGAAAGAGTGCAGGAAGCCCTGACAGTTGCTGTTGGTAGTATTAATAAGGATAAGCAACGAATTGATACTGTACTGAAGCAAATTCGTAAAGGACTACCTATTAATATTTGTATTGATATTGCTCATGGTGACAGTAGGCATATGATGGATACTTTAACATACATCCATAAGAATACCCCCCAGAATAAGGGATCAATCATCGCAGGAAATGTATGCACTTTTGAGGGAGCTTCTCGTCTGTTTAGTTATGGTGCTGATATAGTTAAGGTTGGGGTGGGAGGAGGTTCCGCTTGTACTACACGCATTAAGACTGGGTGTGGTTATCCCCAGCTTGCAGCTATAGCTGAGTGTTCCGAGGCTGGACCTATCATCGCTGATGGGGGTATCCGTTATTATGGGGACGCAGCCAAGGCTCTTGCCGCAGGAGCAGATGCAGTTATGATCGGAGGGATGTTGGCAGGAACAGATTGTACTCCTAAGTGGGAAGAAGCCAGAGTTGGGAAAGATATGGAGTTTCGGGGCATGGCTTCTAAACGGGCTAGGGGGGCTTGTGATGGACTCACCGCTAACGCCGAGGGAATCTCCACCCAAGTTGTTACGAAGGCTAAGGGAAGCACAGAGAGGGTTGTAGGCAACCTTGTGGAAGGTCTCCAGTCTGCCATGTCATATTCAGGCTGTAAGACTCTTAAGGAGTTTAAATTGAAGGCTAAATTGGTACATGTTACAAATTCTGTGGTTGGGGAGAACAAACCCCATATTGAGGATTAGAAATGGATTTCGCAAAGATTGGACAGGAAGTAGGAAAGCTAGTATCCGAGAAACAAAAGGCTTACGGTGATTCGTTTGGAAGAAGTGGAGAATGCTTACGCCAAATGTTTCCTGAGAATATTAAGCCCCATCAGTATGACGATTTACTTACAATAGCAAGGATCTTGGATAAATTATTTCGCATAGCAAATGATCCTGACGCATTCTCTGAGAACCCTTACCAGGATATTGTAGGCTACGGTCTGTTGGGCATGAAAAGGCATGAAAAACGAAGTTGAACAGTTTGCTAGAGACGGGTATATTGTTTTAGACAATTTCTTTAATGAGGATGAGTTAGATCTTGCATGGAAAGAAGTTGTAATTAATTCTCGTAATTCGTGGAGTCTTGCTACACTCCCTTATAAGAAAGAGGATGGTTCTTTAGTCTGGAAACCTTACTACAGCCCCCTATTCTCAGAAAATACCGATGATATGAGAAAATGCATGGAGGTGGCTACGGAAACAGCAAAGACTTCGACTGGAATGTGTTATGTGTTTGTTAGAACTACTAGTCAAAATAATAGTAAACCTCTTTGTGATTTACTGTTAAGTAAGATTAATCTACTTGGTGAAATTACGGGAGAGCTATTGAATAATTTTCATGAGGTATTTGTATCTTGTTATGAGCAGGGGTGCTTTTTGTCACCACATACTGATGAATTCTCTAAGGCTGATCATATACCTAAGATTGCATTCGTTTTAAATTTAACAAAAGAGTGGAGATGGGAATGGGGAGGATTGCTCCATATATTAGATAAATCTCCTTGGGAGAAGGGGACAGTGGTAAAGGTTGTAAAGCCCTCTTATAATTCTCTTGCTATTTTTAAACTTCCTCGCTGGCATTTTGTTAGCGAGGTCGCTGCCTCTGCTGGTACGAAGAGGCTGGCTTTTACAGGTTGGCTAAACTTTATCCCAGAAACCTCTTGACATTCACGAAATTTGTGGTATAATAGGGTCATGAAGAAAGATGAGCTACAGTTTGGTGACCGCATCGAGGTCTATCGCAACCTTCACAAAGACTGCTTTTCCATTCGGAAGAACGGTCGAGTTGTGAGGTACATTTACAACAATGAGAAACTGCATCTTCATGATGTAAAGTTTGCCGCCCAACCAGCAGGTAGGGCTAAGGTTTTGCGTGAAGGTAGGAAGAATGTCCATGCGTTCGTTCGGGGGCTCTACTCTGGTATGCGCTCGATCTGGGCATGGCAATCCGTTGCAAGCTATAATCCTTACAAGTATGGGCACTTTTTTACCTCCTTTGGAGGGAATGCCTCACCTATTCATAAAGCCAAACGAGCAACCCTTAGTGAAGGTAAAGTATATGTCAACCCTTAACGAAATAACATATGGAGAATTATATGAAGATTGAAGTAGATGACAAGTGGGTTCAACGAGCGTTGATAGCCTTTTTCGGATTCGGTGCGTGTTCTTACGCATGTATGTTTGTATCCTACATCCTGTGGTTCCTGGGAAGGTGGCCTACCTCATGAGAATAGGAAATGACACTAAAGGTAACATGGACGGTACTATCACCAAAATTGACAAGGAAGAGCTTGCTTTAGTGGTCAAGGCTCTTACACTCGCCAAGGACGAATTGGTGTGCGACTTTCACAAAAATAAGATAGACGAATTAACTTCACAATTCGAAGCTATGCTACAAGAAATGACCAAGATTTCTGAGAAATGGCTTGACACTCAGGACGAAGGATGGTATAATAGACATGATGAAATGGAAGGATATCACCGTTGAAATGACATTTTCTTGGACCTTTAACGAAAAGGACTGGAGCGAAGAAAAGAAGCATGTCCAAATGATAAAGAATGAACCACGAATTGTGTTCGGCTATGACATGATGAACTCATTTCATTGTCTGAACGACATAACCTACCCCGAACTAAAAACTATTAAGGTAACAGATGCTGACAAGTGAACAATGGGAAAAGATTGACCGCAAGTATGGGAAGCTGATGTATAAAATTAGCCACCAAATTAGCGGTGATGATAGAGCTACTTCTAGCTTCGATGACAACCTGCAAGACATTCGCCTATCAGCTATGGAGGCTGTGATGGGATTTGAAAAGCAGAACGAAGGAGCGAACGGTAGCTTTGATGAATTTTGGGGAAGCAAAGGCTTCGACCAATACATCAAAACATGTATGTGGACTAAGAAGAACAACAAAGGCGCAAAGATCACTAAGAAGTCTTCTATCCTAAAGGGAACAGTCTCTACGGATAAGGAAGAGATCCTTGAGATTGAAGAAACCCAGGGAGATCATTCGGTGGCTATCTTCTTGGAGGAGTTATCCTATTACCTCACCCCCATCCAACAGGAAGTGATTAACCTAGTTCTTAAAGATCCTACCTTGGTCAAGCCTAGTGGGAAAATTAATGTGAAGAGAGTGGCTGAGGGGATAGGCACTACTTGGTTTGAGACGGATAAGATTGTTAGAAGCCTTGCAGCTATGATGGAAAATGAACTATGAGAAGTACCTTGAAGTCTCAGACTGTATACATCAGCGGTCCCATTACTAATAACATAGAACATCCTGCTCACTTTGTAGAGGCCAAAAGCTGGCTTAAAAACGAGGGTCACAGAGTTCTCAGCCCCTTAGACATAGCCCCTCCTCCTTCAAATGATTCTTCGGCAGCCTCACACAATATGTGGAAGGATTCCCAACAAGAGAAATCGGAGACATGGTGCTATTATATGAAGGAGGCAATTCAGATGCTTACGAAAGCGGATTGTATTTATATGTTAGAGGGCTGGGAAGCCAGCAAAGGAGCCAGATTGGAGTTCTACCTAGCGACAGAATTAAATATTCCTGTGCATTATGCATATGAGGACTATAAATATGTATGAGTACAAGATCTTTGAAGCAGAGAGCTATTCGCTTACAGCTATGAATAAATTGCTTGAAGAGATTTCCCGAACTGGTTGGGAGCCTGTTCAGTTTGATACTGATAAGATGCAGATTCTTGCTAAAAGACCGTTAATACTCAACGACTGAGGAAACAAATGAATAATATGACACACGAACACGAACGCCCCGCCGACCCGTCCACCCACGCCACGGGAAAGACTCAGGAGTACTACATCTATTTGGAGGAACTGCGTGATAGCGGCGTGACAAATATGTGGGGTGCATCCTCTTACCTTGAGGAGGAGTTTGACCTCGGACGGAAAGACGCTAGGGCCATTCACCTCGCCTGGATCAAGGCATTTATGGAGGATCCGAAACAATGAAACAGTTTACTTGTTGTATTTGTGGCAAGAAAGAAACAGGTTGGGGTAATAACCCTGACCCAATAACAGATGAGGCTGGGCAGTTCTTCGATAAAGACGCTCAATGTTGTGAGGAGTGTAATAGTAAGATAGTAATATCTAAAAGGTACGCCGATCTACTCCGTTTTAAAAGGTAATAAAAAATGAAACGAATAATGAAAAACATATGTGGACTCCTCATTATGGGGGGAATATTAATTAGCACGGGTACTCTCAAGAAAGAAACAGGTTGGGGTAATAACCCTGACCCAATAACAGATGAGGCTGGGCAGTTCATTGAGGAGCTTATTTCTAACAAGGCATTTATGGAGGATCCGAAACAATGAAACAGGTTACTTGTTGTATCTGTGGTATGAGTGTCCCTGTTACCCAAACTCAACAGCCAGAAATTAAGAAGCTAAGGGCCTTCAAGGGTGAAATCTTTAAGAATTTCGCAGAGTTCCGTGTACAGCAGAGTAGCTTTAACGATGTAGGTACTATCATGCTGGAAGGTGAGTTTTACGAAATGCTTATAAATGTAAATCAGATCGTAAAAGTGCATAGCTTTGAAGACGGCAAGAAGAAGGATCATTCTAGCCTAATGTTTATCGCGGAAGACAACCCAAAAGGTATTGTTCCTATCTTGGTGCGTGAGGAATATGATGATATCCTTAAGCGTATCCGTAGAGCAGCGGAAAGTAAATAATGAAGAAGCTATTAGAGAGTGTACTACTTTTGGTAGGAGGGGTGAGCTTGGTTGGATGTATCTTTGTTGTCCCAGCAGAGGAAACACCAAAGAACGCTGTAATTGATGAAGTCGTACCCTCTTCGTTCTTGGCTAACATGTCCGTTGGCCCTGAGGGACCTTGGTATGTATGGATGCAAAAGAGGACAAGGTGCAGCCATCAACAGATAGACCCTAGAGGGTTGTGTGGTAGGGCTTATATTTTTTTGATGAAGGAGGAGCCTCCTGTGTGTGATGAGGGATGTCATGATGAATTAGAGGCTCTTAAGACTCAATCTCGTTGGGATAAAAAAGTCAAATGATTAAACTATTACTCTTTATTGCACTCTTCGCATTAAGTTGTGAGGGGAAGCAAATAGAGGGTGGGGGTAGTACGGGACCTCCTCCTCCTACTTATGATCATGAGGAACAGGAACCAAATGATGAGTTAAACTTCCCTCAGTTCTTAGACCTTTTACCTACAAGTAATCAACAAGATCTTATAGGTTCTTTTAGTCTACCACAAGATACAGATTGTTATGGATTTTTTCTTTTTCCCGCAGTAGGAGGCACATCAGTCTGGTTCAACTTCATGCTAGAGTGTGATCCTTTTATTAATCCTAAAGTACGCCTATGGCAAACAGTAGTAGACGCACAAGGAATACCAACAGGACATCAACTCTTAGGTACATGGGTAGCTGACGATGGACTGCTTGTAGTAGTAGATGAAGAGATCCCCTATGATTCCTTTTTTAATAATGATCTAATCATGCAGATCCTTCCTTGGGGTGGACTAGCAGATCCACCACCCAATATAGATTTAACCTATAGCCTAGATTTTTGGAGCAGCTAAGGTGAATAAGGGATCAAAAAAAGTCAAAAAGGGGTCAAAGTAGGGTGGAGCTATCTTAAGTTTCATCCTTGATACTTCCCCCCAATGTAAACAAATAAGTCAAATGGTGTATTTTTACCCCCCAATCAAAGTAATAGAAGTAAATAAGTCAAATTAGGAACTAGTGTTTGCTTGACCCTTTTCACAAAAACTCAAATAACTTCACAAAAAAATAAACCCCCATGGGAGCTTTTTTGACCTAGTTTGAGCTTGGTTCTAAACTAAATTCGCACCCCCTCCAAAAAAGTCAAATGAGCGAAATACTTTCAAGGCAGCGCAAATGCCTTCAAAAAAAGTCAAATTGGGTTAGAATTCGTGGACTTATTGCGACTATAATAATCATAGGTACACTAGTGTCTTTAATTCTCCTAGACCCTAGCGACATCCAAAGCTACTTCGAGAGGTACTTAAAGAAGAAACCCTCCAAACCTTAACAGTAATGTATTGGTTGGAGGGTTTCTTTGTATGGCGAGGATGAGGGGACTTGAACCCCTAACCTTTGGCGTGACAGGCCAACGCTCTAACCTATTGAGCTACATCCCCATATGTTCTAATACCCCATTATAGGTGCGTGAGTTAGGTTTCTCTAGGGGCTAGACAACCTTTTGTCTCTCTAATCCTGATTCAATAAGAAAAGGCCCCCAATTCATTACGAATTGGAGGCCATAGAAAACAGACTACAATATACAACTCAACTTGTTTTCATTTCAATTCCTTAGTGTTAGTGAAACTTAATAGTATGTAAAATATCTTTTTCCTCCAACTGTGAAGGTTCATAGCCTTCACAAAGTTCGTCCATAGCCTTTTGGTTTATTATCATAAAAGACCAACCCTCAACGCTTGCATATGTTTCCCCATCTTCTAATACCATTATATTATAAGTTTTTTTCATTTCAATTCCTAGACTATCCTTTGCCAGTTTTCAACTCATCAAGCAGAGTACAGATGCACTGCGGGCACCCTTCTTCATCTATTCCTATAATATGCAAACATTTTTTACATATCTCCTTATCCTTTGCCATTTTCTTTCGCTTCTTCCAAGCGTTACTTTCGGGTTCTTTTTTCATTTCAA